ATATCAAACATCTGTTAACATTACTACTGTAACAGCAACAACAATCACTTTAGATGTTGGTGAAGCACCTATCGTAAATCATAATGTTTCTGATGCAACTTATGATGCAAATACAGGTGACTTGGTATTGAATATTGGCAATCACTCATTGCCAGTAAATACAAGTATTCAACTTGCACCTGATTCGTTAACATTTACTTGTGATAAAGACAATAATGCAACTACTCATACATATCCAAGAATAAGTGACCCTGCATATAATACTGCTCTTAATATTGATGCGGTAACTGCAGATACAATTACAGTCAACGTTGGGGTAGATCTCACTGCTGGTAATACTGGATTGGGAGCTACTTTCCGAGTAACTAGAAATTCTGGCGGTGTTGTTGATAGTGTAACTCTAATTGACGGTGGATATGGTTATTCTGCTAGTGATACCGTCACTATTCCTGGTGGATCTATTGGTGGTGTAGACATTGCTGATGATATTACTGTCACTATCGATAGTGTAGAAACAGCATGGATTGTTGATGGTCTACAAGGAGAAGAAGGTCCTTCAATTACTGCCTTTACTTCATCTATTGAGACAATGAAGTTGGCATTTACCAATCAGTTGTTTGTCAAAGACTTGACTCTTACTGGTGACCCACAACCTGGCAATCCTGGATCTGGTCTAAGTGTATTTGGTATGTCTGGTGTTACCACCAACAATCAAGATTCACAGTCTTGCTCTAATATCCAAGCAACTGTAGACACTCTATCTCAGGTTATCTTTGCTAGAATCCGTCAGGGTGATATGGTTACTGCCACATCAACAAATCCTGCATTACCAGAGGTTAATTTTGGTAGCGCACCTTCATTCCAAGAGAAATGTAAGCGTGACATTGGTATTGTTGTTGATGCAATCGCAGAAGATTTGGGTCTTGGTGGTAATTACAATGTTATTAATGCAACGCTATCTTACTTCGATAGCACTGGTAACACTCTTATCAGTAATGGTCTTGCTGGAGAATTGGTGCAGTCAATTACTGCATTTGCAGAAGCAAGAGATCTTTGCTTCAAAGCAGTAACTAATCAACTCAACGTTAGAGACTTTGATATTACTTCTGGTCCTGGTCAGATTGGTGTTGCTGGACCTAACATTCCTAACGACAATCCTAATGCTTGTTTAGATGTAAGAAACAGTATCGATACTTTATTCGGTATTCTAATTGATAAACTCAACAACTCTGCTTTAGCACTACCTGCTACCACATATAATGCTGGTGCATATTCATTAATTGGTGAGTTAAACATTGCTGTATATGCTTATAAGAAGGCAAGAGACCTTGCAATTCTTGCAATGCGTAATTGGAAAACTGGTGATGGTCTTGCTACAGACCCACTATACGTTAAGGATGGAAGCAATACCTTAGATTACAATGTAGATTTGACTATTGATACATCTACAGCAGGCGTCCCTGTTTGTGCTGATGTTGCTTACACTATTGCTACTGAGTTTGATATTCTTATTGATGCACTTGAGAGCACAGGACCACTACCTCCTAGAAATTCTGGCAGTGATGAATATATTGTTAGATATTCTCCACAGAAAGATGATAGCATTACTCTTGATTCTGGTGCAGATAAGTGTGCAGGCACGAAAGATGCTATTATTGAGAAGATGCGTGTGGTGGACAGCATCATCCGTAATGGTGTAGATGCAGAGCCTCTAGTTTCTCAACTAGTCAATACTTCTGACTTTGCAACCAGAGCAACACTATTCCGTGTTGGTGGTGCTAATCCTCACAATATGGAAACTGGCACACCTGTTAGACTTGTGCCTAAAGCAGCAAATGATACTGTTGATAAGCGCCTTATTAGACTACCTAAAGGATTTGATACCAACACCAAGTATTATGTTATTGCTCCTGGCAAGATTACACAACCAAATGATTATTCATCTGGTGGTGCGACAGCACAGTTTAATGATTCTCAAACATTCATGCTTGCAACTAGCCCTGAAAATGCTACTGCAGGTAACTACATCTACTCGTCTGAAACTGCTACAATCAGTAAAGATATTGAGATTGAAGTCCATCAGTATCTAACTGATGTTAACTATGACCTACATCGTTATACTTGTGAGTTAGTTAGCTCTAGAGTATTTGAGACTACTACTAACCATGTCTTCGATACCGCTATCAATGGCGTCCAAATTCAGCAGGTATTCTTCTATCCACTAGAAACAAATCTAGTTAATGGCGAAGCAGTTGGTGCTGCCCTTGATACTCTACCTACCAAGACTACTGGTGATAGATTAGAGATTGATAGACCATATTATGTCGGTCGCCCAGCAACCTACACTAAGAATAACGAATTCTCTCTATATCTTACTGTCCAGAATGCTATCGACAAGCAGAATGCTGTCCAATTTAACTTCCCAAGTGGTCAGTCATTCCATGTCTTTGCAACCAAGAAGAGAAGTCCTCTGGGTTATGATGCAGCACAGCAGTCTTGGTATATCAAGTCTCTGCAGTCTGGTAACGAGATTTATGAAAGAATCACGATGGCAGATGCATCGAGAGGAAGTCTCTATGTTAACAAGCCACCTCGCACTCCTGACTCATTCTTCTATAGAGCAGACGATTCTAGAAAGAAAGAGGATAAGTCATACAAACTACGCTATGTCATTCCTAACTATCGCGATGATGTTAGAGACCCTCTTGAAGGTTTTGCAATCAGACTTAGAACTGACGAGAAGAGAAAACTTCTACCACAGAAATTACTTCTCAAACCAGTTGCTGCTGGCGTCCAGAAAGATGCTACATTTTTTGAAGAAGGACCATCACCAAGAGAAAGACTCGGCGTATCTGCTGCTCTAACTGAATATGACCCATACAATCCAATCTTTGCAAAGCGTATTGAGGGCACAAAGACAGAATCTAATATATCTTTCACTATTCAGTCTGCAAGGACAAATGCTGATGGGTATCTAGAGATGACGGTCTTTGACCACGGTCTAGACCTAGAGTCACTCAAAGCAGAAAGATTTGTATCAGTTAAGGTTGGACAACCTCAAGGTGGTAATGGTGACTTTGTTGAAGGGTCTACTGTTACCTGGTATGGTGATTATACTGGTAGTGCAACTGTCCACTCATGGTTTGGCACTGAGAATGTAGAAGGTGGTCTAGAAGCGTTTAACTATCTAATCCTTAAAGGTGTAAACGGATCTTTAGATTTTGCTGATAATAAGCAAACCTTCATCAGACAAACTATTGCAGGTCAAACAGATGTTACTGCTGAAGTCTTAGATAGACCTAATTTTGGTAAGGAAGATAAGAAAGACTTCCTCTATGGTGTTGAAGCATCTAACGTTTACTGCATTACTCCTGGTGATGTTATTACTGACGATGCTGCTAGACAGTATAGAGTCGTTAGTGTTGAAGATGTATCTGACCTAACTGATACCTATTACATCTATAGTATTGAAGAGATTCAGAGAAGAATCCCACGTCAGCAAGATGGTGTTTACTATCTAACTGTTGTCCGTGGTAACATTTCACCTCTACCTCTTGGATCTGGTATCGGACAAAACTTTAGAAACTTTAAGTTTAGTCAACCTGTATCTAGATTATATCCTCTCACCTACAAAAATGACCCACTACTCTTCCAGTATGATGGTAGTGATGAGCAGGGTGGTAATCAAGATGCTACACTTCTCGACCCACCAGCAGCATCTTGTGCTGCTGACAACTATATCCATGGTTTAGTTACAATCAACGATGCTAAGAATTCTGCTACTAAAGAAGCAATCTTAGACCTTATTTCTAATCCTGGGTCTGGTGACTACAGTTATACTGGTATTAATGAAATTAAGGCACAAACTGGTGCTGCATCATCTGGTGCAGAAGAAAGACTAATTCCTATTGCAGGTGACTCTGGATTCCCACTAGAGCAAAAACTCTTTATTGAATTAAGAAGACCATCTATTGCTCGTGCTGGTAACCACACATTTGAGTATCTTGGATTCGGTCCTGGTAACTACTCTACAGGTTTCCCTGTAAGACAGACAGTTATCCTAACTGATATCCAAGACTACTATGCACAAGCTAAGAAGGAAGATGCAGGTATTGTTTTCTATACTGGTATCAACTCTAATGGTGAATTGTATATCGGTAATCGTAAGATTAACGCTATTACTGGCGAAGAAGAATTCTTAGATGCATTAATCCTAGAAGAGGATGATACAGAAGATGGTGAATTCGGTAGTCTCGTTACGGTCTTTGAAGACCCCGTAACGTTTGAGAATATTATTACTCTCAATGCTCCACCCGATTTAAGAAACTTCTTTAACTCTCCTGTCACTATTAATGTTGACCCTGAGTTTGAAGCGAAGATGACTCCTCCTTCACTCACAATCGTATCACGTCCTGGTGATAGACAAGGTGTCCTGCCTGGTGATGATGACCCACAACTTGATACTACAAGAGCTGGTGATGTCATTATTGACAAGAATAGAGTAAGAGCTGCTATTTTTGACCTTAATCCAAGAGGCACACAGAGATATACTCTGAGGTCTGGTATTACTAATTTGACACCTAATCAGGATACAACTGGCACAAAAGCAAGATTTAATTCTTCCCAAACAATTTCTTTTGGATCTAGTGTCCCATTATCTGGTGATATTCTATTCAAGGGGGGTGAAGTTGGTAATACTGGGTCACTTGGTTGGATATATGCTAACTCTTATGTCCCATATACTTTAAGTGCAACTGCTGGTAATGAGTCTTCTATTGACATTACTGGAATACAATTCTATCCAAACCTTAACGTTGTTAAAGTAATCTTCCAAGTTGGTAAGGTTAACTTTAGTTCTAGTAATCCTGGAGCATCTTTAGGTATTACATTAAGTAGTCAAATTAAAATTACTGGTGGACAAGATAGACTTGCAACACTTAATGGAGTCCATACTGTATATAATAATGCTGCTGAGGGCTATGAGTATCTAGAATCTAATGGTTATGTCTATCTCCTTACTGAGAGAGCATCTGAGGCAGTATTGATAGGTAATCCTCCTTACATTTCTACCACAAATCCAGCACAGCAAGGTAATTTAGAAATTTCACTTGGACAATCTTCTTGGAAGGAAACTGGTGTTATTGGAGCAGAAGCATTACGCACAGAAACTTCTGTTTATGGTGATTACAGACTAGGTGTTAATACAGTTGCTAGAGCAGTTTCTAGTGATTACATCGATGGATTTGCTTCTTCTGATACATATCCAAGAGCAAACCTTGATGTTGTCGGCACGACATATATTAGTGGCAGGACGCAAACAACACTGTCTGACGGTACTGGGGGCACACCTGAGGCATCTAATTATGCTCTCTTGGTTGGTGGTGATAGCTCAAATGAAGATTCAACTGCAGAATTTAGAGTAGCAACTACAACTCTCTCGCAAGCTGGTCGCACTGCGGGTGGAACTGCTGATATCGACAATGGTCGAGTTGGTATTAACGTCAATGATGCAGCACTAGATAAAAACTTCGTTGTTTCTGGTGATGCAAGAATTACTGGCGACTTCACGTTTGAGCGTGATATTGATGTTGATGGTGGCGATATTCGCTCCTCCAGCACAAACTTTGCCATCGCTAACCAGGCAACAACAACAGGTCTAACTGTTGCTGGTTATGCACAAAACATTCAACTTGGTAATCTTGCTACAGGATTCCAGAATATTGACATCGGCACAGCATCTATTGCTGCTACCACACTAGACATCCATACTTCTTCTACTGATTCTACTATCAATATTGGTACTGTAGCAAATAATGACACTGGACATAAATCTAAAATTACTGTTGGTGGTGCATTTGCTAATAACCAAGATAGTTTCTTCAACATTAAAAACTTCCAGACAATTGTTGATGGTGTATTGACACTCAATGGTGGTGAAATTAACACTACATCACCAACTGGTGAGTTTACGATGTTTGAGAGCGGTCTCACCAAATTATCGATTGGACTTAGTGTTGGCACACTAGAGATTGGTGGTGTTGCAGGTACTTCTAAGATTAGAAACGGTCTGCATGTCTTAGGGTCTTCTCTATTCGAGTCAGATATTACTCAGAATGGTGGTCTTAAGAATACCAACCTTGGTATTGATAGAAACGTCTTTGGTTTAATCAAAGTTGCTAGCGTCTCTAGAACGTCTAACGTTGCTACTGTTACTACAATTGATACACATCAGTTAACAACTGGAGATAATGTTGAGATTGAAACAAGTTTCAACTCATTCAATCCAACTGGAGTTGTTAGCGTAACGGTTACTGGCACAAACACATTTACATATAGCAATGCAGGTGGCGATGTTGCATCAACATCTACTACAGGTACTGTTATTAGAGATAATGTTGGTGAAAACCAAGCAGTTGGCAGTCTTGCAAACCTCAATATTGATTACTTCTCAGTAATCAATAATTTAGACGATCTATTAAGTATTACTACAATTTCTAGCAATAAACTGATTGTCTCATCTGCACCATATAGTGCAAATGATGCTATTGTCTTCTTTGACACAGGTAATATAACAGGAATATCTACTAACACCACATATTATATTGCTGATAGAGATTCTGCAGGATTTACCCTCAAAGATGCATCTGATAATTCTATTACTGTTGGATTATTAAGTGGTGCAACAGATGCTGGTAATGCAAGAATGCAACTACAGTCCACCAGAATTGATACATCTGGTGACATACCTTGGGGGGATGACACTTTCAAGACTGGCAATCTTACAATTGATGGGCAGGAAATTTATGAATTGCCTATTAACAACCCGTCAGGTGTTAGCATTAATCAACTTCTATTGATTGATGCTGAAATTGTTAAGACAGTTGATTATCCAACATCATTAGTCCCAGATTCTCCAGTCCCATATTCTGTCCAGGTTATTAGAGGACAAAGAGGCACCGCAGCTGCCGCTCATGAAGACGATTCTAGAATCTTCAGATTGGTCGAGCAGCAAAATGCTTCATATATCTTCCCATCACCGCTAACTGCGACAGATCAGGTTGTAAATGTTGCTGAATTCTCTGCAAACATTCAAGTTGATGACTTATTCAGATTAAATAAGATTGACCTAGACACTGGTGGTGAGTATGTCAGAATCTCTGTTATCAATCCAGCAGATGCTCAGACATTCACTATCAACAATGGTGATTTTGGTGTTGCAGGAGCTGAAAAGAATCCTCTAGAAGTATTTAAAGTAATATCAACAACTGGTCAGACACAAGTTACTGGTGATGTTGTTATTGGATATGATACTGCAAAACCATTTGTTAATGCAGCAAATGACCAGAATTTTGCTGATGCGACTGGTTTACAAAGTAGCACTGCTACTGGATCTACAATACAGACTACAGGTGGTGGTAACTTAACCGTCCACAACTCTATTGAGTTAAGTGGTAATACGGATACCAGCAATCCTGCTAAGCAATACTTTGTAATTACTAACGGCACTCTACCTAAATTCTACGTTGAGTCTGCTTCTGGTGATACCAAACTATATAACGGTGCAGATTTTAAAATCTTTAAGGATTCCTTCTTTGCTACAGGAAACTTTGATAAGAGTAGGACTGATGCTGCTACAAACATTGCTCTTGAAGTCTTGGGTGCCACTGGTAACACTAAGGTAGCAGGCACACTGAGAGCGGGTAACGACCTTACAGTTGGCACTCTACAAAATTCTGCTAATACTGAAACTGGTAGTAATCCTTTCACTACTAGATTCTCTGTTGATGCTCAACTTGGCAGCACAGTGGTTGGTAGAGCGTTAACATCCTCTAATACGGGAGCAACTCTTACTGTCCATGGCACATATACCAGCTCTCCTTCTGCTGCTGACAATTACTTAAGCATCAATAACTTAGGTGAGAATAACGCAAAACCATTTAGAATTAGAGGTGACGCTTCCATTGAGGCATTTGGTCATGAAAACTTCTACAACTACAATGGTGGTAGAAAGACAATCTTTGTTTCTACACAAGGCAACAATGATTCTAGTGCAGTTGAATTGAAATCAAACTTACAATATCTTGTAAGACCTTCTTCTACATTGGTTCTACGACTACCAGACGAAGCGGTAACTGGCGATACAGTGAGAATTGTAGATGTTGGTGGCGCACTTAACTTTAACGTTAATTTGGTTGTGAGAGCACCTCTTGGTACTAGAGTCCAAGGTGGAGAAACTGGTAGTAGTCTTGGTGGTGCTTCTAACTACGGTGGCGGTGAATTAGTTGTTAACACACCAAATGCTGCTTTCGGTCTCATCTATGTCGGTGATATTGATGCAGATGGCAACGGTATTGCTGGTGAGCAGCAAGGTTGGTTCTTGATGGAGATTTAACTTAATGTCATTCGCAGACGTAACAAAATATAATAGAGTAAGGTCTATGAAAGGTTTGCCTGTGGGAGCTATTATCCCATGGGCATCTGACCAAGGTCAAATACCTACTGGATGGACTGTATGTAATGGTGTTACAATTTCAAATACAAAATATCCTATTTTATTCAGGGTTATAGGTAATAGCTATGGAGGCACTGCTGGTAGCACGTTTAAGTTACCGCCATTAACTAAAGGTGGCGCATCCGTCATGGATGCTTTTAAGGGACACTTTAATTATCTTAAAACTAAAGGAGATGCACATAAACCATATGCTACTTCTATATCTGATGACCCATTTTGGACTATCGTGGGGGGAGGTACGAATGGTGATTCTGGAAACAATTCTCAGACATTTTGGATATCTACATTAGATTTGGTTGGAGAAGAAGTATCAACTACAGTAAATTTTCAAGGAATTTATGATGATATGGAAGTATCAGATGGGTCAATTTTTTTCTCAGTAAATTATAATGCAGTTCAGTTAGGTGTGCAGCATCTTCCTTCACATACTCATGGAGACCCCTCTAATTTCTCCACTTCCTATAAGATCACGGGAGGCACAGTATCACATTGCAGCAGTGGAACAGGCGTTTCAGGATGGTGTAGGGTTACTTGTGACGCATCAGTAGCATACAGAGTGTCTAGGCAACCTGCGATGCATAGTAAGATATGCTATGCTAATAATCAGACAGATTTACAAGCAAATTTTGTTTATAGTAGTGATCCCAGAACAGGGTGGACTTCTAATGGAGGTGGTGGTGTATTTTACCCTACTACCCAATATGCAGAGACAATCGCTTCTCTTTACAGAGATGGTGATGGTCGCTGTTCAGGAAATATGCAGTGTGGTAATAATGTTTTATTTACTTCTAAAAGTCATGAAGAGATTTATGCAGGTGCTCCACATGTTCATGGACCAAATAATTATACAATGGAAGGAAAATTTCAAGTTATCTCTCCTGGACTGCGAACTGATATTGCACTAAATACTGTTAGAATTAATAATTCTCCAGGTGTTAACTTTGGCACTATTAATGTGGAAACTGCTACTCCTTCACTAGAGATGTCGTATATCATCAGAGCATTCTAAGATGAAAACTTATTCTTTCGAGAAAGGAAAACATGGTGGACCAACAGGCACTATCTTTCCGTTTTTTGCTGACATCAATGGTTTGATTCCTGTTGATGATGATTATAGAAATTTTTGTCCTGCAGGATTTTTGAAATGTAGAGGTCAAATACTTCAAGCTGACCAATTTCCAGCTTTAGCCGAAGTATTGGGCACTGGTGCTCAATGTATATACAGAAAGACTGATACCATTTTAGAAGAGATTGGAGAAGATGGCACAGGAGGCACATTTCAGTTGCCAGATTTAGGTAGTAAATATATCACTGCTTCCAGTAATCCTGGTCAATATATCAATTCTACTACTAAAGATTCTGATAATAATGTTATCGATAGAGCAGGTGTTGCTGTAACTTTAGATGCAGCATCAGATGTAGTTGAATTTGGATATGACGGAGAGTTTTCTGCTCCTGCAGTAACATTAGATTTTACTGGTCAATGGAGATTTAAATCTCCACCATCTAGATCACCTGAAACTAGTTTATCTATAGGTAATTTTGTTGCTCACGGACACGATGGTACTTATACCATTGGTAAAATGATTAACACAAACAACCAAGCGATGAAATCTTGTAGATGGGGTGGTATGGCATATTTCTGGCCCCTTATCTGTAGTAAATCAGGACAGTTTAACAAGGGAGATAAACAGGCAGGCGTAATACACCAGACGATTACTTTCGACGATGCTGGTGAGGATACAGCACATGATCATCCGTTAGGTAGTCCATCTGTTTGGACAAATGGTCCGTTTAGCACAATTCCAGCAGTTACTCTTCCATCCTCTAGTCTAATCACAAATGTAAATGTGAGGACTAGAGACCTTGCCAAAATGGATGATATTTCTCCAAGATTTATTATCGCAGAATACCTAATTAAATTCTAAAAACATGGCAATTGTAATTACCAGTCTAACACCAACATCTCCAACTACTCCAGCTGGTAGTAGTATTGCATTTAGTATTACCGCATCTGATAATGTTGGATATGCTGTAAGTTATGAATGGCAGTATTCTACGGATGGAGCAAATTATAGCTCTTCTGGTCTTTCAAATAATACTAGCAGCAGCTATGATACGGGACCATTAACAGTATCTCAAACTGGACTTTACTTTAGATGTGTTGTTAGCACTTCTACAGAGGTAGTAAATAGTAATGAATATTCTGGTATTGGTGACAGAATAGTCTCTGTCTATCAAGACCCTAGTATTATTGCGTTTGTTGATTCTTCAGTAGATTTCTTTCCGACATCGCAAGTTAAAACGGTTGGAGATACTCTAGTCTTAACAGTTACCTCATCTCTTGCAAATGTTGATATTACAAATAATACATTAGTTAGTAATTTAGGTTTTCAATGGCAATATACTGATGACTCTGGAAGCACTTGGTATGATATAGTTGCAGGTGGTGATACTTCTGTTACAAATACAGTTTCTCTGATTACTAGTGCAACAACATATATGAAATACTCAACTTTGAGTATTGCTAATATTACAGTTGCTGAGAATTTATACCAATATAGAGTAAGAATATCTTATACGGGAGCAATAAACACCCCAGTAGATACATCTGTTTCACAATTAATTATTGACCCAGTAATTAATATTATTCAACAACCTGGAGTTAATGCATTAGATACACAAATTACAGATTGTTATAAAACAAGCATTGCAGATAGTGGTGATGTAAGAGTATCTGTCAGTGCTTTGACTACAGCAGGCAGTGGATTGACATTTTCGTGGGAAGTTAATTTTTCTGGTCCTGGTGGCACTGGTGAGTGGTATACGGTAGACGAAATTACAAATTCTTATATTTTTTCGTTAAAAACAGGGACAACTGCTGCTACTGATGTATTAGAATTAGAGAGGTTTATTTACTATGAGAGACCTGGATTTAGATGTGTAATTTCTGGTGCTGTAGGAGAAGCAACAGTAACTACAACACCACATTATATTTACATGACAGACGTGCAGGGTACGGTTGATATTCCTGTTACTACATATGATATCGAGGAAGATAGATATGGTGATACTATTGACAGAGACATATATGTAAATGACCCTGTACAAGTAATTGGTATTACTGCAACACAGGATATACAGAGAAATACTGGTCAGAATGGCAATAATACTTATACATGGCAACGCCAAGATCCAGGGTCTTCTACTTGGTCAGATTTAGCAGATCCTGCTCCAGTATCAACTACGACAACAGATGCATTAACAGGTTATACACAGTTTCCAACTACTCTTGATCCAGTAGAAATAGAAACCTCTATTGAAACACCACCTCTTCGTGTATCTGTTGATGATGGTGCAAAATATCGATTAAAAGTAGAATCTTCATCGGTATTTACTTTAAGTGGAGGAAATAAAGTAATTACTCCATATTATTCAGATGAAATTACTATTAATGTCTATCCAACAATTTATGTAATCAACCAACCAGGAAATGCTTCATCATATCCAAATTATTCGATTAGTTTTTCTGTAAGTGCATCACCTTCTAGTGGTAATCTTAATGATATCACATATCAGTGGCAATATAATACAACTAATAATGCAGCTACAGGATGGGCAAATATTTCTAATACATCACCATATATTGGTGTAACCACTAATTTATTAGAAATTAATCCAGTGCCTATCAATCTTTCATATGGATATTTTAGATGTGTATTAAGCATACCTAATCAACTATCATCTATAACTACAAATGTAGCATATCTTACACTAAAGAGAGATTATTTCACAGCAGTATCATCGTTGAATGATATTATTGTTAGACAATTTGATAATCACATCTTTAGTATTACTGCATCTTCAGTTTCTGCTGGTCCAATTAGTTTTCAATGGGAGAAGAGTTTAAACTACAATCCAGAAAATAATACTGGCACATGGACAAATATTTCTGGAGAAACAACTTCTAATCTTACTCTATTGAGTATTGGTCCTAGTGATGATGCATTTTATCGTGTTAGATGTGAATCATTTGGCGGAGAAATAGTATATGGTAATGCTGCAAAACTTACTATGAAGGAAGTTAATGTTACTATTGTCACCAATATTACAACTTCTATTTCTGTATTGGAGGGGACAGAAGCAGAATATACTTTTGAATGTGAAGGATTATCTTCAATTAATACAGAAGTTGAATATCAATGGGAAATCAAGAGAACTACTGATTCATCATTTAATCCTATTGGTACAGGATTTAATAATAGTATTGATACTAATAGAATATATGTCTTAAGAGCACTTGATACTAGCACAGATAATGGTGCCAAGATTAGATGTAGGATGATAGCACCAGATGTCCCTGGACAAGTATACACAAATGAATGTACAGTAACGGTTACTAGAAGATTTACTTATTTTGCTGATACAGCAACAAAAACAGTAACTATCGGAGAATCTATTACACTTGATTTAAATCCATTTTTTACAGGTGGTACTCCATCGTATTCATGGGAGAGAAATGGTGCTTCTTTAGGAGAAACAGGGTCTACTCTAACTATACCAAGTATTGATTCTTCGTATAGTGGGGCATCTTATAGATGTTTAATTACATTAACTGATTGCACAGAGCATAGATATTCTAGAAATAATGTAGTTTATACTAATACAGTATCTGGTCCTACTTATACAGCAACTATTACATTTTCTACTACTACAGCACCATCGCAACCAACATATTATTCTGATGAAACTGCTAAAACTGGAGCAGCAATAGGAACAGTAATTTGTGTTGCTAAACCACCAGGATATGTTAATGATGCAGCAGCTGCTGCGGATGATGTTAATAACTGGGATTTATCTAGATTCCCAGGTTATCTTCCACTGAAAGGTGATTCCTATAGTGTGACAAATTACCCTGAGTTAGCAAGAATGTTTGGCACCAAATTTGGTGGGTCTATCAGTGGCACCTTCCCAAATTTCAGTGGCACATTTAAATTGCCAGAGACATATGGTAAAAGAATGATGGGTACTGGTAACGTAAATAACAATGCTGGGTCTGTATCTGTTGTCCCTGATTTCGATGCAGCTGGTGTTTCTGGTGGCGATAAAAATGTCCCTGGAAGTATGGGTGGTGTCTTTAATTATGTTAAGTCTGCTCAGTTGCCACCAGGGTCTCCTGGTCTTTCAGGTCTACCTGATGGTACTGCAGATGGATTTACTAATGCCGCAACATTTAGTATCGGGTCTTATCAAACTACAGGTGTAGAAGATGTAACTGCTTTTGCACAACCATCATTTTCTGGTATTCTAATATATGCAGTAGAACCGCCTGGTCCTGCTTTCACAGACTTACCATCTCATAATCATATAGCTGTTGTTGCAGGGTGGAGAGAAACACAACCTCTTAGTAGTGCATCTTGTTTTGGTACTTATCCAAAATTAAATGGCGGCACATTTCTTTTCACTCAATCGGGATCAGGACAACTTAATGTTTCTACAACAACACTTGGTGACATTCATTCCCATGTAATAGACTCTGATGGGCAAAATGTTCGCGATATGGTAACAGATGCTGGTATGGGCATCAGTGATACTACATTAAGATTTACTGGTGGTAATGCATCTATTATGAATAATAATATGGGATTTTTCTTTAGAAATAATGAGAAAATTCCTATCAATGCTCCATATTTTAGATTAAAGTATTTGATTAAAGCATACTAAATAATTTTACAAAAAGGAAAACCGATGTCCACAAAATCACAACATCGTGTGGTGTCTCTTAAGTTACAACGAAAGAGATATCCCGCAGAATTAGTAGAAAGATATATTCAATATCGCGGAAGTAAGTTAGACCTTACTGATGCACTGTATGATGAACTTCTAGAATTAATTCCAGAAGTTTGGAATACGGATAAGGATAGACTAACACAATTTGTTGTGTTTGAAGACAATACATATATGTCTGTAAGATGTAAAGACATCTACAATTTCTCTAGAAAAGAGAGTGAGCAGAAAACATATTTCTATGATGCTGCTACTGACGAGCAGGTCGCAGAAATGTCTAAAATTGTGACAGATTTCTTTGGTGTTAAGAAGATTGCTGAAGTTGGTGATTTTTATGATACTGTAATGACAAACTTATCTGACATGTCTTACATGAAGCAGAAACTAAAAAATATGAGGACAGATGCATTATTTCAATCTGACTTTATGTTTAATAGTGATTACACTTTTAGTGACCCTGATGTAGAGCAAAAGTGGAAAACATATAGGCAAGAGTGGAGAGACATTACATCAACAGATGCATGGACAAATAATAGTTTTGTTGATATATCCGTCCCTATTGCACCAGTACCTATTGTAACTTTTGAAATTCTGCTATCTGAGTTGAAAAATAGTTTGTCAAATGTATCAGTAACTGATACGCTACTAAATGATATGGCAATCTCTTTTGATTGTGTAGAATATGAAAATGTTGCTAGAAATTTTGGTGCAATTTCATTCAAACTTGAGATTTTGAAGACTCTAGCAAAACTAAATATTCCATTTAATTCTAATATTGGCGAACCACAAAACACAGCAGAAGATATTAATGAGATTGAATTGGGTCTATCAAAATTACAACTTATCCCGATGGATATCTACACTAGATATAAAAGTGCTCAAGATATTGAAGATGAATCTAGTCCTGATACGATGAAGTCTATTATAAGTGACCAACTTGATTCAGTTGATTTGAAAATTGAAGCAATTAATGCTAAACTAGTAGAATATAATGTAGGATATACTATCGCGGACATCATGACAAAATATGTAGAAGATACTAAACTACAAGCTGCTCAACATGATTTAGATGCAGCTGCAGAAGCATTAGTAAGAGAGGTTGAAGGAGAATGATTACTTCATATAACACAGATTTTTTCTACCCAATTGATTTGATGCATCAACTTTCAAAAAATGCTGGTAAACCAGTTATGCATTTGAAAGTTGATGGTAAGAGATCTGATGAAGTTTGGGAGTTTTATTGGAATAAAGCAGATAATACTGTTGTTTCTAGTTTAAGAGATAAAGGCGAGGTTTATTGTTATTTTCAAACTATTCAGCAAGCAACTGATGCTTTTAATGAGTGGTTTCCTCAAGAAAGTGACTTGCAAGATGATGAAAAGCAATTTTATGTTGCTGTTGAATTAGTTGATGTAAATAGTGGAGCACATTTTGTAAATGGCGAAAAAGTATAAGTATAAATTTTTAACCAAAGAATTAGGTCAAATAACGAATACGTTTGCTGAAAATGGAGTTACATTATCATTTGATGAAAGAGATGAATATGTTACAGCATTAGAAAAAATTGCACCTATCATATATGAATCATATGATAGGTATTTAAAATTTATAGAATCTAAAGAGAGAGATTGACATCCTCTCTTTTTTGTTATATACTGTCAAGGTAGCGACTAAATCATGATGCACTACGACAAGATGATGAATAGCATCTCAAAAGAAATCTATACTATCTGGGAAAATGATGTATGGGATGATGAGGTAGTAAGAGATAAATCTTATACTATTCTGAAAATAGTCGAAGAGTTTCAACAGTCACGATTATATCGGAAAAAACAACAATGGAGAGCGAGTGACTAATGGCATTATCTAAAACGGTTGAAGAATCACTTAACGAAGCATCAGCACATCTACGCAATGCATTAGCATTCTCTGCTAGACAGGAGCGTCCAGTTGTTTGCACACAAATTGTTAAGTGTCTTAGTGATATTGAAAGCATTGGGTCGTTTGAGAATATTCTGGATACACTTGATAATAGAATCTCAGAGATGGAAGAATGAAGACTATGAAGTGCAATGACAAAGTTAAATTCTTAGGTTGCACAGTAGAGCAGCAACGATGGGGAAACAATGACTTTCCACCATGTATTGTTGGTCATGTTTATACTGTGACGGATGTTGAAGTCCATTCACAGCATACTAAAGTATCTTTAAAAGGTATGGTGGGTAAATTTAATTCTGTTTGCTTTTTGCTTGTAAATCCCAATGAATATGAAACTAATTGACCCATCATTACTCTCACATGTAGAGGTATTGGATAAAAAATCAGATACTAAAGGTTTTGGATAATATTATTACAGGAGACAAAATGCAAGGTGATGCTAAAACTACAATTTCATATAAACGTGAAGGATTTTCTGCTCTAGCAGATTATCGTCCACTTCTAGAAGTGGAGATGTCTATTGACAGCACGGACGAAACCGTGTATAATATGCTTGACTTCTATCGATCGTATCTAATCGCTACTGGTTATGCCGAAGAAAACTTCTACGAAGCCTGTTACAAACTCACGGAAGAATACGAGATCAAAAACGTCAAAAAAGAAGAAACTAGAGGCCACCACAGACACCGCTTGGGAGAAACTGGCATCGACTCAGAAAACTTCTCTTTCAAAGACAGAAAAGAAACCGTCTGAGACATCAGATAAGTTTCCTTGGGAATCTTTTCCTATCCGACTTGACATCAAGCAGCAGAAACGTGTATGCTGGTTTCAGTGTAAACACCACCTGAATAAACTAATCCTACGCGAGCAACTAACACCAAAAGACTATATTATTAGCACTAATGGTGTTGATTTGGTAGGACTTCCTAAACCTAAGCGTAGGAGAAAAACAAAATGAAACTGAGAGTAACCATGAGACAATTCGTTGACAGTAAAGGCAATACTTGGGAATGGGAAGAGACTGAAGAAACTCGCCAAGCACTCAAGCAACTGCACAAAAGCAGTGCAGAAAGTAAACTAAACAAACCACCTTCCAAACCAAACAAATGAAAACTCTTACACTAGAAGACTACCAAAAGGCAGGAGAAACATTCTGGCCTAAGTATTGGTATATCGCTAAAGAATTGGGTGAGGATGCTAAACCTGAGCAAGTCCTCAAAGTTATGGAAGCGATTGGTGGTGTCGCATTGAAAACAGCACTAGAAGAAAAACTATCAGGACCATTTGGATTTAATAAGAAGAAATATGACGGAGACACAGAAACAGCAGAAGCGGAAACCGACGCTCCAGGACTCTCTTAGTCCTAATAATACTGTGGTATTGTTAGTGGAAAACTGTAATCTTAATAATTCATAATTTAATACTAAAGAGAAACTTAAGATATTTTGGTTTTTGAGGATTTCCTGATATTATAGATAAAGTCCAGACCAAGTTTTCATGTCCTCCAAAAAATTCTCAACTCAATCACTTTCTATCGAAGAGCAGAAAGAAATGAAAGCACTTCGTGAAGCAATCGCCCTATATCCAGCATCTGTCCATCCAGATAAAATGGAGAAATACACTGAATACCTTGTGAGGTCTATGGCAGCATGAAAAAAACTGAATTACTAGCACAAATTGAATTTCTGGAGCAAAGAGTTACTGTTATTGAAAGGGAAAATTCTGGCACTAATAGTGCATTGTATGAGATTGAAACACGTCTTCAATCTCAACTTGATGCATTGACTAATTATACTATGCTTACTCGCGAGAAAATGGAGAAAATTGATGGAGAATGATTCTTTCAAAGTGATAGAAACTGAAGACGGTGGACTAACATTATCTTGGGACCAAGACGACCCAAACTGGTCATGGGCGAATGACTTGACAGAGGAAGAATTGAAGCGTATAATTGCAAAAGCAATCCAAGAGGCGACTGACAATGCCTGACGAAGCATACACTGACATGGAAATGGACTTGATGATGGCATCTGCTGATGCAAAACAATGGCAAGAGAGGTATTACGCAGTCAAGAAAACGTATGAGAACTTGCTTGATGACTATGAGCGATTGCAAAACATCTATGTAGAAACTGAGGATGAAATGACTGAGTATCGTAATAGTTTCCTCAATGAATCTATCAGGCACGATAAAGACATGCAAGAGGTTAAGGCACGATTATCGACACTAGAGGCAATGATGAGGTCTGCTAATGGTTGAGGGGTTGACACCCCTCTTTTTTTGTAATATAATTATTCCATAATCAATTCTACATCATGTCTAACCACATCCGCGTCATTGATGCTGTCACCTACGATTTCAGTGACTTCGATGTCACTTGGCAATTCATCAATGATAAACTCCCTGGTTTTATTCAGGAGACCATTGATACTTTCGTGCAGTCTCGTAAGCGTCTGCGTGAGGGACGAGAAACCTATGAATCTTATCTACGACGTATTGAAACTGACCCTAAGCAGCAAACACAGGCAGTCACAAAGCGTCTACAATATGATATTAACGACGCACTAGATGACCTGATTGAGCATTACAATCTTCAAGGTATTATTGGTGCTGGTGCAGGTAGTGGCAAGGATTACATGCACTTGCCAACTGAAACTCCTATCGAATTGAAAACTTCAGGTGGTGATGATGGTGCTATTGCTTGTCTGGGTAATCTCAGCAGCAGTGTAAAGGTAGATGATACTATCGTCATGCGATTCAAATTGACTGGCAATCGTATCAGTCATTGGCAACAGTTTCGTATGAAGAAAAGCAGTGACAAGTGGAAGAATTACAACCCTGTCCGATACAAACGAGATAAGAAGACTAAGCAGTTTCTTCTTGACTCTAAAGGCAACAAGATTCGCCAGGACAGCAGTTATTCTAGTCTGAAAGCACAAGTTACAGACAAAAACGATATTGTGTGCTATTCTGGTAGCATCGCCCTCAAAGACCTCTGGATTTACTACATCAAAGAAGAAATCAATGCTTGAATTAAACACTGTCTACAATCAAAACTGCATTGATGGTATGGACTCCATGGATGCAGAATCTGTTGACCTATGTGTTACATCACCACCATATGATGACTTGCGGACATACAACGACAGCAGCAAGTGGGACCACGAAGTATTCAAACGTGTTGCTAAATCACTCACCCGTGTGCTCAAACCAGGTGGTGTAATCATGTGGAATGTTGGTGACGCAACCATCAAAGGTGGTGAGTCTGGTAGTAGTTTCCGTCAAGCACTATATTTCATGGAAGAGTGTGGATTGCGTCTGCACGATACTATGATTTACGAAAAGTCTGGTATTGCATTTGCTGCTGGTCCACATAGTGTGCGTTACTCACAAGCATTTGAGTATTGTTTTATTCTGTCCAAGGGCAAACCTAAGACAGTCAATATCATCATGGACAAGAAGAATAAGTGGGCAGGTATCTCCTCATGGGGCAATGCTAAAGCACGAAAGAAGAGTGGAGAGTTGGAAGATGCTGGCAAAAAGAGTAAAGCAACGCGAGAGTTTGGTGCTCGTACTAACATCTGGCGAGTCATCAATAGTGGTGGTTTCGGTCAGTCTTCCAAAGAAGCATACAAGCATCCTGCAACAATGCCAGAGGCACTTGCGCGGGACCACATCATCACTTGGAGCAACCCTGGGGATGTTGTTATTGACCCTTTTATGGGCAGTGGGACTACTGCTGCAATGGCAATTGACCAAGGACGTAATTACATTGGTTTCGAGATTGACGACGAATACTACAACCTATGTCAGTCACGTCTTAAGACACTAGGAGCAAATCTAACTTCATTCTTTGAGACTACTTAACTATGACTAGAAATACTGTAAGAGATGGGGAGATATCTGAGTATACATTTGCTTACAAATGTTCTGTTGAGCATGGATACATGGTTAGTAAACCTCAAGGAACTACTGATTATGATTTGGTTGTAGATGTAAACGGACAGTTATACAAAGTTCAAGTTAAATCTTCTAGAAGAGGCAATGGTAACTGTATGATATGTCAAGGCACTAATGGACAAGGAAATACGGGGAGGGGTAAATATCCTTATCCAGAAAAATCTATTGATTTTTTTGCTATTCATGATGTTATTCCTAATGAATGGTATTTGATACCTAGAAAGAAGACAGGGGAAGCAAAACAACTCAGACTCTCTTACAAAAGCGAAGGTAAGTATACCAAATATAAAAATAACTGGGGATTCAATGATTATTGATTACGACTATCAGAAAGTAGAGCAATGATATTATGGTATGAAACATGATACTAAAGCAAGAGTAATAGGTAGTATTGGTGTTATCACTGCCTATTTTATTATACTCCATGTGAATATCTTACTAGGTGTAAGTATTCAACTCATCTCTGATTTGATTAGTGTGCCCTATTTTATACGCACAAAAGCATGGGACGTTGTAATCATGCTCTCGTTTCTCCTCGTAATCAGTCTCTCAAAACTGACCACCTCGTGAAGTGTCCACTATAGCGGCACAGCACCCCAAAACCGTGTATATTAAGAGAGTCAAACAAACACACCTCATGCAACTCACAAACTCTACTACAATCGTTGACTTCTATCCTGAGGCATTTATTGCTGAAGAAGATGGTGTTATCGTTAAGCGTTTCCAGAAGCGTGTTACTTTCCGCGTTAATGGACAGAAATCCTACAGCACTGTGACCATGCTCACCGCTAAGAATGAGTGGGCAGAGCGTATTGCTAACGGTGCTGAAGTTACTGACTACAACACCGATCAAATGCCTCGCTCTGAGTATGCTCCCATGGCATGTGTGGGTTAAGTAACACTGAGGGCTGCACAGTATCAGCGTAAGACCCTCAACTAAATATAAAATTCACTTCTCACTTTTTGAAACATGACTTTTATTGTAAAACTTTACGTTGCTGGCACAGTATTTGAAGAGGAAGTTATTGCTGCCAATCCACAAGATGCGCGACGTACAGCATTAGCCCGCAATCCTAGCGCAAAAATTATGGGTGTTAATGTTAAGTTTTCGTAGACACTCCACAGACTGTCCACTCACCTGCTCCATACTCTCCATACTCTGCTATGATTGCTGTAACAACAACAAAGGACATGACCACCGAAACCTTCGCTAACTTCGTTGCCACTCAAGATGCTCGCAATGAGATTCAACTCAACGTCCGTAAGTATACGTTGATGCTGTGTGATGCTCTCGTAGATAATTTCAAGTCTCGCAATCATGGTAAAATCGGTCGTCATGATGCTCCCGTGTATAAGTTTTACATTGAGGAAGGACGTAAGTATCTCAAAATCCTCATGGAGACTGATAGTGGGTCACGCAGTATCCACGCATTTGTTGATAAGAAGACTGGTGAAGTTTACAAAGCAGCATCATTCAAAGCACCTGCTAAGGGTGTGCGCTTCAACCTGCTAATCATTAAGCAGCGTGAATGGTTGCTGGAGCACGCTGACTGGGCTGGTGGTTACCTCTATGCCAGGTGAGGTAGTGGCACACAGAGCGTCCACAGGGCGCTCCCATGCCCTATAATTACAAAGTAATCGAGAGACACACCAGTGACCACCACCATCGTCAAGCACTGCTACTACAAGGTTTCAATCGACACCGTGGATGCTCCGCAGCAACCCATCGTGTATTTCCGCAAGGAAGGCAAGTGTACGACTGCTAAGGGCGCTGATAGGCAGCACAATCGCATTGTGAGCGAGACTGTGGAGCACTGGAGACCATTCTCTCAGCAGATTCGTCGCTACACTGTCTCCCGTGTGCCAGCTGACGTAGTGGTCAAAGGGGACATCCGCAACGCCTGATAGGCGCTATAATTACAAAGTAATCGAGAGACACACCAGTGACTACCACTGCAACTTACCGAATCAATGTAACTCAAGAGTGTGGTAATGTGCTCACTTATATGAGGACAATGCCCACACGACCTAAAACACAAAAAAGTATCAAGGCACACAACACCAAATTAGAAAATTGGGCAAAGACTGTGTGTTACAATTGGAAAGAAATTGACGTAACTCTTTTACCGAAATCTTCTAAATAACAATGCTTGATATGTCATGGCATCCATGGTATGATGCCTGTAAGGCGCGTGAAATCGCCTGTAACGCCTCTCAAACTTACTTGACAATGCAACCCATCACTGCTACACTAGTTACTCCTCCTAAGTCTCTCCCAATGAATTATCTCGCTATCAGTGATGATGTTTATTTCATGCGTGATGGGGCTCTGCACTGTCGCTCAGAGGGTCAAACCTTTGAGATTGATGATGCTGACATGGACGAAGACACGCTAGAGTATTATGCTCATCTGCAATACTACATGTCACAGATTGAAGCACTGACTCAAGAGTACACCGACGCTATCTGCACCAAATGAATCTCATCAAAGAAGACATCGAATCAATCCTCCCTGATTTGACATGGGAAGACTTCACTCTGGAGGGTGATGTTTATGTCACCAAGTATGTGCCTGAGTTTGATGATAAAGACAAACGAAATCGTTATCTTCGTCTAAGAGATAAGTATCCATCAGATTATGCTGCTGCTCTTGTCTCTAAACTACCTGAAGGTGCAAAGTTACAATCTTATGACCACCTTCAAATGAAACTCATCGTTACTCAGTAAATTATCATGAAAACTTACGACAATCTTCCTTCATCTGCTATTGACCGTGTTATCATTGATAACAACACTAATCAGGTGCAGGTAGTTTACAAATCATCCGAAAAGAGTTATACTTACAGCACAGAGGATGCTGATTCGTTTGACCAGCAATTTCTGTCTGAGTTTGATAGTCAGGACTTCTCTGTAGGTAAATTTATCAACAGTAATGTGAGTCAGGGTAACCTCACTCTCTTGACTGATTGATAACTCTAAATAAAAACGTCATTCACATTTGACATTTAACAATGGGCAAAACATTCAAGAAGTATAACAAGTCTCAGACCGACATGTCGGCCGACAACGTAAAAGACATTTATGCGGACGACTACGAAACATTCGGTTATGATGTGCAAAATGCACGTCGTAAAAACAAAAACAAGAAAGTTTCTAAGTTTAAGGATTATGATGCTTATGATTGACTCTCATCAGTAATACTTATCATTGCACCCCTTGACGGGGTGCTTTTTTTGTGCCATAATACATGTATTGAAACGCAGTCACCATGCAACTTCGCGACCACCAGCAGCAAGCACTTGACGCTCTCGCTACTGCTAACAAAGGACAGGTATACTGCCCGACTGGTGGTGGCAAGACACCCATCATGATTTTTGATGCGAAGCGTAACTTTGACAATGGTGCTAATACTATTGTTGTTGTAGCACCACGTATTCTGCTTGCTAATCAACTCTGTGCAGAGTTTACAGAGTTTATCACCAATGCAGAGATTATGCATGTGCATAGTGGTGAGACACACTACAATTCTACTACTAAATCCGACAAGATTGCATTACATGACGCTATTTGCAAAACAGCAGGGGTCCGTCAAATCATCTTTACAACCTATCATTCGCTACCGAAAATCATCAACGCAGGCATCAACATCGATGTGGTATATTTTGATGAAGCGCACAATGCTGTCGGTCGTCATTTCTTTATTGGTGTTGCTGCTGCCTCCCTCTCCGCTAAGAAAGCGTATTTCTTTACTGCTACACCACGTACTTCGCGTAACCCGCACTCCCGTGGAATGAATAATCAGGAGATTTATGGTAACGTGCTATGCAATGTGCCTGCTCCTCATCTTATCAGCAATGGTAGTATTATTCCACCACAGATGGAAGAGTTTAACTTTGATGTAGACTACACCAAAGCAAACGCACATGAAATCAATGCTAATACTATTGTAGAGATTGTCACTAACACAACCAACAATGAGAAAGTATTAGTAGCAGTGCCATCAACCAAGGTGCTTGCTAACATCATCGGTCACACTGATATTCTCAAGCGATTGGATGACCTAGGTTATGACGTGTTACATATCACATCTAAACTAGGTGCTTATGTCAACAAGACTAAGGTCAATCGTGAGGTATTCTTTGACACACTCACTGCCTACGGTAAAGACAAATCGAGAAAGTTTGTGCTATTCCATTACTCTATTCTCTCTGAAGGTATCAACTGCCCAGGTCTCACACAATGTATCTTGCTACGCAATCTTAACATCGTAGAGATGGCACAAACAGTCGGAAGAGTAATCAGAATGTCAACCACAGACATTAAGCGTATACAGAATGGCACACTAGCAGCAGGTGACCTCAACAACTATACTAAGAGTTACGGTTTCGTAACTGTCCCTACCTTTGGTAAGCGTAACCAACACACAGTCAAGAGATTGCAAAACGTTGTTGATGCTATCTTTGTCAAAGGTATTCCACCCACTAGCATCGTTGCCTAATGAATACTATCTACTATTATCCTCATCTACCACATATACCAATAGAGAAACACCCACTGTTTGATTTAATGTATCCACTGGACCTAACAACTCCACCACATCAATCATACAAATCAAACATGACTCTATGTCCTGCTATGTCAACATATGACCAGCACACATACATCATCAGGTCACCAATCTCTTTCAATTTAAAATACTCTAACAACAAATGGACATCACCTCCAGCATCACCAGAGATACAAGAGATGCTCATGCTAGAGGAAGATAACAAACCATATCTACAACTTGCAACATACTATCTCTTCTGGTCCGATAAGAAAACAAATACAAAAATATTTCTAACTGACCCACCATTATATGAAGTAAACCATACACCTTCATACTATGTTACATCAGGTATGATACCCATTGGTGAATACACACGTAATACATCAATAGGATTAGTGCTCAAACCTAACAACAATACAATCAAAGTAGAGAGAGGACAAGCACTAGCAGCAATCACATTAGTAGGAGATGAAAGGATACAACTAGTCAAAAAGAAACCACCACAGCATATACTAGATGAAAACATTCGTAATGCAGGTAAACCTAAGTATTGTCCTTATCTAATGACTAAGACGCTATTTGCTAGGTGGTTACAATAAGTATGTGGACTAGCACACTATAGAGTATAACTGAGTTTTCCACAGGGTTGTGGATAACTTTACGGATGACTGTGGAAAACTTGTGGATAATTAAAAAGGTTTAATTAAATATACTTTGGGTTTCTATAAAGAGGAGAAAGGTTGAGATTTTTAGCGATCTTAGCACATATGGTATCGAAAGTCAAGGAAAAACTCAGAAACTTCAAAAATTGTAATATTTGACTTTTTTCGGTTTTTGAGTTATAATAAAAACTGAGAAAACTCAAAAAACTCAGAAACTCAAAAAACTTGGAAACTCAGAATTTTTCATAACTTATAACTTGAAGTTTTTTGACTTTTTCAGTTTTTTTGAGTATTTCAGAGTTATAATTTGTTATAATCTCAGTAATTAACAGAATATATGTTAGTTTTTAACACAATTTCCACAAGAAAGTAATACTTTTCCACAAGATATAAAGAGAAAAGTATTATAAACACTGGAAAAGTGTTATAAACTGTGGAAAAACTATTGAATATTATAATA